TTGTAGTCCCAATCCAGTATTATTGATATTACACAATTACATATTTCAGGTGAAGAAACATGAAAATCATGAGAACCAGCATCTTCCGCTTTGTTCTTTTGTAACTGTAATTAGATATAGACCGCCTCCAATAAAAAAGTTTGCGGTTGACATGAATTACGGCTGTATCCCACCAATGAATTGATGGGGATTAGCCTGCATGATCCTAACAAACCCGTTTCATCATCTGTCGGATATGCTTCCGGATACTAACATTCTTCTCACCCTTTAACCGGGCTTTCAGAACGTCGATAAGCGTTTTCTCGGTTATTACGAACCTTTTGCGGGTAATCCTCCCGACTTTTAACAGATACATTATTACCTATAAGCATATTTTTCCCCACACACTTATAGCTTTCCCGTAACAATAGTATACATGCCCATCACGGGTAACCCTAATCCTTCGCCCGATGCATCACTCAACACCGGAGGCTCCGAGCAGCAAGGGAGCACGGTCACTCTGCAGCACATCCGGGCGCTTGCTATTGCGTTCAACAACTCGCGTTTCTTCGAGCTGGAAAGTGGCGATCTTCTGATCCAGGATGTGCCGCTGCTCGCTGAAGGTGAATGGACAGATTCAGCACAGAAGACCCCGCTTCTCTATCCGGCAAAGACTCTCGAAGCGTACGCCGGGAACTGGCTCAAAAAGACCGGGTATAACCGTCATATGGGCGGTGTTCCCCGCGATGAGAGCAACCGGGTAAGCGAGGCAATCAACCCGCATTTTGATCATTTCGTTGATGAGGAGGGCACCACCCGCGCCGCTGTTCTCTCTGATCTCCTTGTCTATGGCAGCACCCCGAGCGGCAGGGCAATGCAGGAACTGATCAAGCGGAAGAATATCAAATTCGTCAGTGTCGAGCACGGGGGCGATGAAGTGGAGAACCCGCAGACCCGCCGTATGGAAGCCGCGTCTCTTGTTTTCAACGGTTTTGCCTTTGTGAACAAGGGTGCCTGCAAAGTATGCAGGATCAACGAGGCTCCAGCCGATGAGACAACCCCGGCAGACAAGCCGGTGGAGCAGGAAACTATGGCAGACACAAAAGAACTCGAAGCAATGTTCGCCGCACAGGGAGCCCAGATCAAAGAGCTCTCTGAGGCGATCAAGGCACAGAAACCCGCCGAGGTCAAGGTCGAGATCCCCAAGGAACTCGCAGAGGAGATCGCCGGACTTAAAGCAACCGTCAAGGAGCTTTCAGCCCGTCCGGCACCCACAGCCACGGCACCGGAACAGCCCAAAGAACTCGGCGCAGTGGAGCACTTCGCCGTATGGGACCAGAAGAATGGGACCGTAACAGGAGCCTGAAATGGCAGCAACAGTACCAGTCGGATTCGACCCCAAACCAATCCACCTCGGCCTGACCATGACGTTCACGGCTGCGACCAAAGTCCTTTCCGGGCAGATCGTATCGTTCGCAGCGACCGGTGTGAGCCGGTCCTGTATACCAGCAACCAGCTCAACCGGCGCACCCATCGGAGTCGCCTTCCAGGAAATCGCCGCAGGAGCGATAGGCACGATCCTCATGCAGGGCTGTGTGTGCAAGATCGAGCTGTCCGCAGATGACGGGACCGCAGATGCAGGGGACTGGATCGGTGTGTCCACCGTTGCAGGCACCGGCATTGTCCGTGACCCCGCAATCCAGGCACACGACACCATTGTCGGTCTGCAGAACGCCATCGGTCTCGTACTCGACGATATCGCCGCCGGCGCTTCAACCGTTGGCGGGAAAGGCTACATCCTGATTCAGACATCCTGCCCGGTGTGTGCAGCGAGCTAAGGAGGAACGAAAAATGTCTTTTATCCACTCCCGCAGACTCTCCACCCTGCTCGCAATGGAGCGCATGGGTCCGAGCGAATTTAAGCGCAGCCTTGAGAAAACAATACCGGCCCTGTTCAGAGATACCACCGGACGGGAGCTCGCATACGCAGACGGAGATGGAAAAATCATCCCTGTCCGTGAACTGCTCCAGTCGGAAGCCCTGGCAGCAACCGGCCTGATACCAACCGAAGTATACGGGACCATCATTGAAGGCTCCGAGCCGGCAAAGTGTTTCCGTGACTTCCTCCCTATCTATCGAATGAATAGCGCAGTCCTCAAAGTACCGTATGGTGAAACCGGCACCTATGCGGGCAAAGTGACCGAAGGGTCCGAAATCCCAATCGAGACCCAGACCTATTCCGTGGCAACCTTCACCGCCTACAAGTACGCGGTGCGTCCCATGATCACCAAGGAAATGATGGCAGACGCCTCGTTTGACGCAGTTGCCGCCGAGGTTCGCAAGGCAGGGTGGCGTGTTGAGAATGCCCTCAACTATGCCGTTATGGAAGCATTCATTGCGGCAAGTGCAGGCGATGCATCCACCTATGACACGGACTGCGGGGGCTCCGGCGCAACTCCGCTTGCATTCGCCGGGAAAGCAATGGGTACCATGATCGGACGCGGGTTTACCCCGACCGACCTGATCACATGCCCTGTGTTTTATGGGGCCGTGATGCAGACATCTGCAGCCCTTGCGAACCAGGTGGGTGTCGACATGACCCGTGGCGGTCAGCTCGGCAAGTTGTTCGGGATGGATTCACATCTTCTCGGAACGACGCAATCAAACGCAGCCGCATCAACCTCATGGCTGTTTGCTGCTAACGGTAACCACGGCGCACTCCTGATCGACCGGAATGCAGCCGGCGGTATCGGAATGAGGGAAGATGTCAGCGTCGAACAGTTTTCTGACCCGGTCCGCGACCTTGTCGGTATGATCGTGAAAGGACGGTTCGATGCCCAGTCGTTCGTTGTCGGCGCCCAGCAGTGGGTCCAGTACTGAGCTGAGGGGGGAAACCCTCTCATGCTTTGTACTGTCGGAAATGAGGACCTGACCCGCACACAGGCACGGGATGATGCCGATGCCGCATACGATGAGGAATACCGGCTGACCCATATCATGAGCAGCCCGATTGAGCCGGGCACGGCTCCGCGAGAGATCGAATTGGGGCACGAATATGGCTTACTGCACGACGACTGACGTTTACCTGGAAGCCGGCACGAGTCTCGGCACAATCCAGATTAACGATATCACCAGCATGATCACCCGCAGTGATGCGGAGATCGCTGATATCCTTACCATCAAGGGCGTATCGGCACCAACGTCTTCATCGCTCTTAAAGACGGCCTCGATCGCTCTCACAATCGCCAAGATCAAGCGCAGGCAGTCGCAGGAACTCAGCCGGACTAACTCTGCATCAATCGGCGGCGATATCTCTTATTCAGTATCCCCCGAATCAGAGGCAGCGGCATACGAAGTGAAGGCCAAGACCGCAATCGACCAGTATGCACTCTCTCTTGGCGGTCGGTTTGGCGTCAGGCTCACCACCGGGGGCAGGTAATGGTCCTCCCGGCAGTGTTCCTGATCCATTCAGCAACCCTCGTTCACACTACCGTTATGGGCGTGGATGCATACGGTCAGCCCGGTCCGACAACCACGACCAGCACGACAGTATCGTGCCGGTTCGTCTCCCCGCGTGAATCCATGCGAATGGGCAACCGTTCCGTACCGTTCATTGCCAGCACACCTCGCGTCCTGTTGCCAGCCGGTACAGCCGTATCAGAAGGCGATACCCTGACCAGCACGGAGACCGGGTATGCCGAGACGTTCCGCATTAACAGCGTGAATATCTCATACGAGGCAGCCGTTAAGACGGTCTCGCATATCTCCTGCGATATCGCGGCGGTGGTCTGATTGAGCGATACAGAAAAAGTGAGTAACGAAATGTGTTTGCTCCGTCACGAGATGGTTGATAAAAGGTGTGACACCATTGAAGGCGAAGTGTCCGGGATGCGGGCAGACCTGAAAGAAGTCCGGGATTTACAGAAGACCATCCTGTATGCAATCATCGGCCTGTTTGCCGCGTCGATCCTGACACTGATCGGGGTTATTGCGGGCAGGGCGATTGATTTCGGAGTGTTCTTCCCATGAGCGGTTTCTCGTTCGATTTCTCTGCGCTTGATCAGTTCAGCCGCGACCTGGAGAAGATCGCACAGGGTATCGCCAGGAACGAACGGGCAGCCGTCCGGGCAGCCGGGCAGGCATACCAGCACGATGTTCAGGTCCTGGCACCCGTAGATCAAGGACCATATCGGGCGTCCATTAGGGTTGAACCAGGAGAGGATATGGGAAGGCCGGTGTCTTTGATTGGCACCCCCGCAGTACAAGCACGCCAGTTAGAATATGGGGGGATTATCCGGGCAAAGAACGGAAAATATCTCAAATTCAAAATTGACGGGCACTGGGTGCAAGTCGAACAGGTGATCCAACATCCTCATCCTCATTGGAGGCCGCCGTTCGACCAGAACAAAGAACATTACCGGGATATCATGATCGGAATGCTCGGCGGCAAACCCTATTCGGAGGGCGTATGAAAGATCCCGTGCTCGCTATTATCACCCGCCTGAAAGCCGATACGGCAGTCGCAGCGGTTGTCAGTACCCGCGTCTATCGCATGGCACTGCCGACGTCCCCCGTCTTCCCGGCAATCACCGTATCCCGGGTCAGCAACATCCGGGATCTGGTTGGGAACAACACCGGGAAGTATGCACAGACCCGTATCCAGTGCACGGCATGGGCTGCAACCGATGGCGTGGCCGATAGTCTTTCGGAACTCATCGCCGACAGCCTGAACGGAATTGCGAATACCCTCATATCACCCGGCACAGGGGTGATCCCGGTGTACTTCATCGGGTGCGACGATGCCGGCACCGTACCGGACAGCAACATGGACGTTCCGGTGTTCATGTATCACCGGGATTTTCTGATTGATTACGCGTATGCGTAGGAGAAATTAAGACATGACTGAGCAGGCCCGCAGGGCAACCAAGATAATGGTCTTCAGCAACACGACCATTTACGGGGAACTGTTAGACGTATCCCCGCCACAGCAGAGCACAGAAGAGATTGACTCAACCTCGCATAACAACGTGGGGAACCTGACATCATCATTACCCGGCTGGATTACGCCCGGTGAGATGACGTTCAAGGTCAACGATTACGGTGGGGCTGAACAGGCAGCGCTCTACACCCAACAGGCAGCATGCACGAACAGCGTCTGGATGGTTGTGTACCCGATGGCGTTCGTCCGGGCGTACTCGTTCAACGGGTATGTCAAGACCATCAAGCCGACAGCCCCGATGAAAGGCGCTGCAGCTACGTTTGACGTGACGATCAAGGCAACCGGCCTGATCAGCAGCATCACGACAGCCGCAGCCGGGCTCACCACGCCGTTCTTATCGGTCACCGACCAGGGCAGCACCAGTCTCACACTCGTTCCCGCTGCAGCAACGGCAGTGTATGAGTATGCTGTCACTACCGACCTTGCAGATACGGGCGTCAAGTTCACGGCAACCGCAGCGGCCGGCTCGATCTACATCAACCAGGTGCTGACCGCAACTGGTGTTGCATCCGCTGCGATCACGATCGGCACGACCGCCGGTGATATCATCATGGTGCCGATCGTCGTAATGGAAAACTCCAAAGTACCGAAGATCTACTGGGTCCGGGTCATCCACGGTGCAGTATAAGGTGATACTGCGTGCCTGACTGCGTGCCTGAGGAGTCATATCCGATGGGGATAGGAGATCAAACCTTCTATCTCCGTTTTGAGGATAAGGACGTTGCAGAGATTGAACGGACGATCTCGTTGTTCGTAGCATTCCACCCCATCAACCGCACGTATGAGAACACCGCCCTGTTCTTATGGCATGGGTTGCGGAAGAAGAACGAGACCGGCGATCTGGTCTATGCAATCCCCCAGGATGACAGCGGAAGAGGTGTCGCACTGGAGAAGGTCAAGGAGTTCAGCCGGCAGTTCGCCGGGCCGGTCGGGATGGTCCTCCTCTACGGGTACATTGAGAAAGGACTGGTTGCCGCCGGTTATTATGGTGAAGAGAAAGCAGAGCCCTCAAAAAAAGAGGAGCCGGGCGAACAACCAAAAAACTTACCGAAGCCTACCGGAAGGCGTGGCAAAAAGCAGCGTTCGGGATAGGCGGGATCACCCCGGCACAGTTCCGGCACATGACACCGGCAGAAGTCCGGGCGGTCGTCGAGGCAAAGGTTGGGCAGAGGGATCAG